CCTCCGATGATCGGTGAAATCCGCATCGAGGTCATCGTGACGGACGTTGGTGGCGGCCAGGTGCGCCTGGGCTTCGCCGCCCCGCGCGCGGTGAGTGTGTTCCGCGACGAGATTCAGGCGCTCAGGGACGAGGAGGCCGGATCATGACGCCAGAGGCGCGGAAGATCCTCGAGCAGTACCTCGCCGCGTGGGAAAAGGCCCGACTCGGGCAGTCCAGCGCGCCGTTTCCCGACAGCATGGAGCAGGAGAGGGCCGTCCGGCACGCCTTCGAGCGCGGAAAGGTGCGACTTTCGGGGTCCAGTGACCCCCGGGCGGCCATTTCCGAGCCGGAGCCGGTCGAAAAGTGCCCGTCGATGCGCCTCGTGGCGGTTCCGTGCGTCGAGGGGACTCGATTCCTGCGCTACGAGGCCGTTTCGGGCACCTCGGAGATGATTCTGGTTAGCGTGGAGGTCGTGAAGTCGTAGCGGTGGACGGTCGCAGGCGCCATGGGGCCGAGACGGACTCATAATCCGACGAGCGGGGTTCGATTCCCCGGCCTGCTACCACTCAACGGGAGGCAGGATGGACCAGAAGCAGATCGTCGAACGGCTCGAGGCCGTCGCGCAGCTCACCCACACGATCTACCGGGCCTACATGACCGGATCCGTGCAGCACTCGCTGCCGTGGGACAACCTGGACGAGCATACGCGCGAGTCGTGCCGCGATGGCGTCAAGGCCGTGCTCGAGGGCGCCGTCGCCACCCCGCAGCAGAACCACGAGAACTGGCTCCGCTTCAAGCAGGAGGCCGGCTGGACGCACGGCGAGGAGATCGACTTCTCCCGCAAGCAGCACCCGTGTATTCGCGCGTGGGAGAGCCTGCCCGCGCTGGAACGTATGAAGGACCACCTGTTCGTCGCCGCGGTGCGCGCTGGTAGCGCCCTGTGGGACGCCGCGAGGGCGTGATGGGACGTGACGCGAGACTCAACGTGATGGACGCTCGCCGCCGGCAGGCGGAGTTCGAGCGCATGGTCGGCGGACCCGGCGTTCCCGGAACGTGGGAGGAGAAGGGCTGCCCGAAGTGCGGGTGCAAGGTCTGCCTGACGACCTACTGCCCCGGCAAGAACGTGCTGGACGACAACCCGCAGCAGTGTCCCATCGTCGGCGAGCACCTGCACCGGGACTGCCACCAGCCCGCCGGCGGGTGCGGATTCCCGACCGTCGAGCGGTGCAAGGACTTCGACCCGGAAGCCGTCGTTCCGCCGCTCCCGGTGCTCGAGTGAAGCTGAACGTGGCGTGCCGCATGAAGGGGGACACCTCCCGCGGCCGGACCATCGAGGATGTCGTCGAGATTCGCTTCACCGCCACCGGCGACCTGATCTGCAAGCACCCCGACGACTCGAACGAGATCGTCAACGCCGGCGCGGAAGTCGTCGGCCTGGAGTTCACCGAATGAGCCGCAACAAGGTCGAGCTGGACGGCATCATCCGCTGGTGTGCGCACCGCCGCACCAAGACCAACTTCGACATCTCGAACGTGCGCCTGACCTGCACCGGCGAGAGCGGCTACCCGGCCACCGTGGACTGCGACTTCTGGAACGAGCTGGCCGTCCAGGTCCAGCATCTCACCAAGGGCGACCACATCGTGTGCGAGGGCGAGGTGCGCAACAAGCGGGCCGCGCACAAGGAAGGGAAATGGCAGGTCGTCGTCAACATCACGAAGATCCACCGGATCGAAAAGCTGGTCGAGGCCACCGGCAAGGCGCCGGCCGCCGCGGAGATCGACGAACCTGAAATCGGCGAGGATGACCTGCCGTTCTGAGGGCCGAGATGGAACCGCTGACCGAAGAACAGTTGCAGGCGATGGTGCCGAAGGACGACTACCCGCTCCAGGGGTGGGAGACGATGTGCGTATTCCACGGGTTCGTGGAAACCGTCGATGAAGCCACGGGTGAGCGCGCGGTGGGAGGGATGTGCTGTGTCTGCCGATACAACCGCCTCGAGGAAGGCTGGACGAGCTGTCGTGCTCACGGAATGCAGCCCCCCGAAGCCGGCGTCACCGGCTGTAAGGTGTGCGCGTACGCTCCCGCTGCCGGAGCCGCCGTGGCTGCGGGCCTTGAACCGGCTTCTGGTGAAGCGGTGGCCCGTGCTGTCGAAGCGGAAGCCGCGAATGGCGCGCTTGTTCCAGAGGGCGGGCCTGCCGCACCAGCGCCTGTCGGAAATGCGCCGGTCGAAGGACGTGCGGTTCACGACGATGCTGCGCCTGTGCGCGGGAGCGGGGCTGTCGATTTCCGAGTACGCGCTCGAACTTTCGCGCGAGTATCTGCTATCGCTGCCGCTCGGGAACGAGGAGCACCCGAAGCCTCGCATGGAGAAGGCGGAGCTGGCGCGGCTGAAGGCGTACGCGAGCCTTCCGGTGAGGGCTCCGACAGCGAAGCGTGAAACGGTGATCTCGGCATCGCGGCGGCGCCGCAAGGGGGCATGATGTGGCTGGAAATCGTGGCAGTGCTCGCAATCGTGATCGCGTTCCTGCTCGGGACTTGGATGGGGACGAGGAGTTCGAGTTCGACGATGAGCGCAGCGAAGCTCCTGTGGGAGTCGGCGCAATCGTCGCTTCAGGACCGGAGCCAGACGCTCCTGCTCCAGGAGGAGCTTCGGCGGTCGCTGTCCCGGCTGGAGGAATCGTCGAGCGCAATGGAGAAGGCGACGGACCTCGCATCGAGCCGGAGCGAGAAGCTGACGGCGGTGGTGGACTCCCTGGACCAGCGGTCGGGGATGGTGTTCGAGGCGCTGAACGGGGGAGTGGTCCTGCGCCGGGGGCAGTTGCAGGAGCAGGTGTCGATGGGGACGGAGGTGCGGCGGGCCGAGGCGTTTCGCGTTTCCCGCGGTCTGAGCGAGAGCGCGCCCGACTAGCGTTCATCATCCGGGAGGTGGATCCCGACACCACCACGATCACCGACGACGAGTTCTGCACCGCGATGAGCGTGACGCACAAGGACATCGCCGAATGGCGCTCCGAGGTTGGGTTCTCCGCTGACCTCGAGGCCGCGTGCAAGGACATGCACCGTCAGCGCGGAGTGCCGCGCATCATCTCCACCGCGTTCGCCCGCTCGATGGACACGAAGCAGTCCGGCGAGGAGCAGCGCCGGTGGATGTTCGTGTTCCTGAAGCTCGTCGAGTCCCCCCTCGGCAAGCCGTCCATCTTCGCCGAATAGATGGCGACCTACACCCGCGACCAGCTCCTCGCCGACCTCGAGCTGTACGCCTCGAAGCTGCTGTGGATCGTGGACAAGGACGGCCGCTGGGTCCGCTTCGAGCTCAAGGAGTGCCAGCGCCGGGTGCTACAGGCCATCGCGCGCTGCATTCGCCGCGGGCTCCCGCCGCGCATCGTCATCCTCAAGGCGCGGCAGATGGGGTTCTCGACGCTCGTGCAGGCGATCCTGTTCCGGTCCGTCCACCTCGTCCCGAACTACTCCGCCCTGGTCATCGCGCACAAGACCGACTCGACCAAGCAGTTGTTCGAGAAGTCCATGCGCTACTACCAGAAGCTCCCGGACCGCTACCGGCCGCCCAAGCGGTACATGGGCAAGAAGGAACTGGAACTCACCACCGGCAGTCGGCTCGCCGTCGAAGTCGCCACCGAGGACGGCGGCCGCGGCATCACCGCCAACGGCGTCCACCTCTCCGAAGCCGCCTACTTCCCGAACCTCGGCGCCGTGCTCCAGGCCGTGCTGGGCGGCGTGCCCAAGACCGAGAACAGCCTCGTCGTCGTGGAGAGCACGCCGAACGGATACAACGAGTTCCGCGACCTGTACGTGGCGGCCAAGAGCGGCCAGTCCGACTTCGAGGCCGTGTTCGTGCCGTGGTTCGAGGAACCCACCTACCGCATGGAGATCCCGCTCTCCGGCGAAGAACTGGACGAGCGCGAGACGGAACTGGTCGCGCTGCACGGGGTCGATCTGCACCAGTTGGCGTGGCGCCGGTACGTGATCCGCACCGAGCTGAACGGCGACAAGACGAAGTTCGAGGTGGAGTACCCCTCCGACGACATCCGCTGCTTCACGCTGACCGGCGACCCGGTGTTCGATCCCGAGGCGCTGGAGTACTACAACAACATGGTGCCGCCGGCGCGGCCGGCGGACCTGCTCCCGGAGCCCATCAGCATCCGGCTCGACGAGGCGACGGCGCGCCCCGTCATCGAGCAGGGCTACGGCGAGCTGATGGTGTTCACCGACACCGGCGAGCCCGTCCCTCGCCGGCTCTACATCGTGGCCGCGGACCCATCCGAGGGCGACAAGGGATCCGACCCCTCGCCCATCGTGGTCATCGACCGGCACACCCTGGAGCCCGTGGCCGTGTGGGACGGCCGAGCCCGGCCCGACCATCTGGCGCGCACCGCCGCGGCCGTCGCCATGTGGTTCAACGGCGCCCTGCTGACGTGGGAGGCGAACAACCACGGCATGGCGTTCCAGATCGAGGTGGAGAAGTGGTATGACTTCTTCTACTTCAGGACGACCAGCGCGGAGTCGGTGTCGAAGCAGGTGTCCGACAAGCCCGGCTGGGACAACAAGAGCAAGACGCGCGACTTCGCCATCGACACGCTCGTTCGCCTCGTCAACGGCATGATGTGCCGCATCCTGCACCCTCGCATGGTCGCGGAGATGAGCACGTTCTACTACCAGTCCACGCCCGCCGGGAAGCGCAAGGCCGACCACCTGCGCGGCAAGACCTCCGACCTGCTCATGGCCTACGCCGTCGGCCTCGTGGCACACCGGCACGACGACGACTCGACCGAACTCGCCCCGCTGTCCGAAGAACAGATTGCGACCATCACGGCCGAGATGTACCGTGTGCGCCAACTCGAAAGCATGGGCCTCGACGGTGGACGCGCAGCCCTGATCGACCGCTTCAATGCCACCGCCGAGGAACTCGAGAAGTACGACGAGATGAACCACGAACGCACCCTCACGAGGGAACGTCTCGGCATCGGAAGGTCCGTCTGATGGACGACGCGCGGATCATCGTCTCGAACGGCACCGTGGAGTGCGCCATCACTCGCAAAAAGTTGCGAGTCTCGGAGGCGTTCCGGGTGGAGATGCCCGGCTTGCCGACGCTTTTCCTTCACGCGGACGTGGTGCGGCGGTATCGTGGCCACGAAGATCGGCTCCAGATGAAGCTCCAGGACTTGATTCTGAAGCTCGCCGCGCCCGAAATGGACCTCGAGAGGCTGGGAGTGGAATGATCGTCTACTCGTTCTCCTGCACCTGCGAATATGGCAGGCACGGCTCGTACAAGACGCGCTCCGAGGCCGAGCGCATCCGCGGCATGCTGGTAGACGACGGCTGCGAGCCCGGCGAGATCGAGGGCAAGGACATCGGGAACGCGAACGTGTACGGCGACATCCCGGAGCACTTCAACCACCAGTTCGACCAGCCCGTGCGCGGGCGCCGGCACTTCCGCGCGCTCCAGGAGAAGTACAACACCAGCGACTACGACCCGAAGAAGGCCCGCGAGCGGCAGTCGGCGGACTGGAAAACGCGCTGGAAGGAGCCGAGCAAGGTCATCACGCGCGACCTGCCGGAGACGGAGGGGCCGCCCCTGCTCCTCGAGGGAACGTCCATCGACCCCACGCGGAGCGAGTGATGCGACAGGCGGTTCTCCTCGACTCGGACCACATCTTCATCCCGACCGGCGAGCCCATCGAGTCTGGCATCGTCCCCAACGTGGACTACCTCGACACGAACGAGCTGGCCTCGTTCGTCCGCGAGACGTGGGCGCGCTCGAGCGAAGCCCATCAGGCCGAAGTCGGCCGGCTGCGCATGTGCGACCTGCTGTACAACGGGTTCCACTACCGCGACCCGCAACTGAACCGCGAGCTGGAGATCACCAACTTCGCGTTCTCCACGGTGGAGACGGTGTGGCCGGCCCTCATGGAGAACATGCCGTTCCCCGTGCCCGTGCCGCGCTACGCGAACTCCGCGAGCCCCGACGACGCCGACGAGGTGGCGCACGTCGCGCACTGGCTCCAGGACCGCTCGAACGTGCGCCGCACGTACCGGCGCAACGGTCGGACGAAGCTCAAGTTCGGGCATTCGATCCACGTCATCACGGTGGACGACGCGACCGGGATGCCCTACGTCATCGACTGGTCGCCCTACGACACGATCTTCGATCCGTCGGCCACCAAGACCGAGACGATGGAGCACATCATCCTCGCCGCTCCGGTGCCGACGCGGCGCCTGAAGTCGATGTACCCGCACCTGAAGATCGTGCGCGACAACTTCGCCTCGCCCTCGTTCGAGAGCACGCGGCTGCCCTACTACCAGCACTACGCGCCGCTGGCGACCGCGCGCCGCGCGCCGGACATCTACGGCACGCACGCCTACAAGGACGGCGACCCGCAGCCGGCCGGAGGCACGACGTTCACGCTCGCGCCCCCGAACGGCACGCGCCACACCGGCAGCCCGACGACGTTCTACATCCAGATGTTCGTGCGCGACTACACGACCATGCCCGCCTACGTGCCCGGCTACATCATGCGCCGGCCGCGCCCGGGAGAGCTGAACCCGGAGATCATCCCGAACCAGTTCTACCAGATCGAGGTTCCGACCTGCCCGACCGGCTGGCGGTTCATGGCCTGCACGTCCGACGGGCTCATGCCAGAGAACGCGCCCGTGGACCGCTGCTTCGACGGGCTCCCGCTCGTGGTGGACTACGACTACGAGTGCGAGGGCCGGATGCCCGGCATCGGCGAGATCGAGCAGATCGCGCCGCTGAACCGCGCCTACAACGAGCGGAAGAACTTCCTCAACCGCGCCCTGCGCCTGTCGGCCCATCCGGTGTTCGTCGCCTCCAAGGGCAGCGGCATCAACTTCGACAAGCGGGGCGTCGAAGCTGGCGACGTGCTCCAGCCCACCCGCGGCAGCGAGTTGCGCTGGCTCGAGTACCAGGGCCCAGGCGCGCAGCAGTTCGAGCACTTGCAGATCTCGCGCTCCGACATCGAGACGGTGAACGGCGTCCACGACTCCATGTCCGGCCAGCGCCCGGCAGGCATCGAAGCCGCCTCCGCCATCAGCCAGCTCGAGACGGCCGCGCTCAGGCGCGTGCGCGGCAAGGAGAGCGCGCACCTCGACGCATGGGGACAGGTCATGACGAAGATGCTCCTGACCGCGGCGTACAAGCTGCGCGCGGGGCTCTACTTCATGGGCGCCGACGGCGAGCCGCGGATGCTCAACCCGGAGAAGCTGAAGGCTGGATGGGATGTGACGTTCGCCAAGGGATCGCTGCTCCAGGAAACGAAGGAGGCCGGCCAGCAGAAGCTCATGGCCGCCGCCGACCGCGGACTCGTGCCGCCCGACGAACTCCTCAAGGGGCTCGAGGTGCCGAACTACCCGCGCATCAATCAGGCGCTCGCCGCCGCGCAGCAGAGCACAGCGCCGGCCGCATAGTTTCGGGATGCAGCACGCAAGGACGTGAAGTAGGATTCGCAGCGCGAGGGGTGCGACAAAATGTCGCACACACTCAACAACGTGAAGTGCGGCGAAACGCCGCGGGAAGGAACAGGAACATGAAGCGCACTCTCAGCCTGTTGCTCACGCTCACGGCCCTGGTCCTTGCGGCCGTTCTGCCCACACTCGCGCACGCCTACGCGGGCGCCGGCGCCGAACTCGGCGTCATCAACGTGAAGTGGCTCGCTCGAACCGCGACCTCCGGCGTGGCTCAGGACACGATCACGCTGCTGTCGGCGGACACCCTGCGGACCGAACCTATCAGCACGGCCGCGTGGGACTGGTCGGCCATGTACGGGCAGTCTGCCACCTACAATTCGACGGCCATCGCCAAGATCGCGTTCTACTCGACCGTCGCGCAGACCGCTGCGAACAACGTGGGCGACTCGCTCTACTTCGGGATCGAGGCGAGCTACGACAACGGCGCCACGTTCGTCCAACTCTCGTACCAGCCAGCGGTTCCGTTCGGAACCTACGCCGGCGCACTCGGGAACTGCGCGCTCGCGCAAACCTCTCGAGCCGATGTGAGCCCATTCTTGTTCGAGGGCGTGCTGATCGCCGACCGAGACGGCATGGCGAACTCCGTCGTTCCACACAACAACCTGTTCGGAACCCCGGTGTTCCGCCTGTTCGTCCACGGCGACATCTCGAGCACCGCGCAGGCGCTCGGGGGATGCAGGATCCAGATTCTGCCGTACGTCCCGCGCATCGTTCAGTAGGACACGCCATGCAGAGCGCGACGACGAAGATCGCCTACGCGAAGGTCGAACAGAATCGTCGTGGCTCGATCAGCCGCTCCAAGACGGGGACGACCGGCCCTGCCCAGCGAGGCAAGGCGGCCCCGTCGCCGAGCGGTGACACCGACGACAACGATCCGATGGACGAGGACGACATGGCGGGCGCTGGGGCGCCCCCTCCTCCCACGCACGGGATGCTGGGAGGGTTCCCGAAGGGACTCGCGGTAGGACTGCGCGCCAAGCGGCGCGGACTGAGAGGCCCGGCATGAGCATGATGCCCCCACAGACTTCCGGCGGCGGCGTGCCCGTCCCGCCGAACGGCTACGAGAGCGCCCCGCCGATGTTCGCCACGCCCCCACAGGACCGCCCGCAGCTTTCGCTGGGCGAACTCCTCCAGATGGCCGCGGCGATGATCGGCGAGGATGGGAACGTCGGCCCGGACGAGATGGCGCAGCTCGCTGCGTTCCAGCAGCGGATCCTGCTCATCATCCAGCGGCAGCAGGCCATGGGCGGCGCACAAGCGCCCATGCAGGCGATGGGCGCCCCGAACCAGAGTCCGGGCGACATCGGAGTGGCAGGAACCGGGTCGGGCCTTGGCCCGGCCGGAGCGGCGGCCGGCGGGGATTCGATGACCGGCCCGTACCAGTGAGCGGAGGTGTCAGATGGGCATGAGTCCCGGTGGGGATGTCATTGTGGGCGTGGACGCCGCGGATCGCTTCGATCTCGGCCAGGGTGGGATGCGCGAGCCGATGGCTTCGGTGAAGGACGCCGACCCGGCGCCGACACCCGAGCCCGAGAAGCCTCTCGTGGAAGCGCCCGCTGCGCCGCCGGCCGAGCCGGCGTCCGACAGCATCGAGGCGCTGAACAAGAACCTCATGGCGCTGGTGGAGAAGCTGGAGCCTCGCAACGCGGGGGATGCCGCGGCCACGGCCAAGGCCGCCGCGGCGCCGGACCCGGTGGACGCTCTGCTCGAGCACCCGGACCCGGAAATCCGCCAGCTCGCCGAGATCACGAAGCAGCAGCGCGAACAGCTCAACCGAATCGAGTCCCGGCACCTCCGGGCCGAGCAGCAGCAGCGCGAGGAGCAGGCTTCGGCCTTCGAGCGCGAACTGCTCGCACAGCAGAAAGCAGCCGCGACCAAGTACGGCCTCTCCGATGCGGAGTGCGAAGCCGTCATGGTCCGGTGGGAGAAAGAAGTCGAACGCGACCCAAGGCTCGCCATTCTGACCTTCGAGGAAGCTCTGTCACGGATTGCTGATCCGGCAGCCCTCGAGGCCAGGCGTGCTGGTCTGCGCAAGCCTGCCCCGGGCGAGAAAGTTCTCTCTCGCGCACCGGAGCCGCCTGCGCCCCAGCGTGCCCCTGCCTTTGTCGCGGCATCCGCAGCCGGTGGTGGGCGAGAGGCGCGGCAACCGCTCTCCGGGAACATGAGCAACGACCAGGTGTCGCAGCTCGTTCTCAAGGAGAGATTCGGCCAAGGCTAGAAGCATCACCCATGAGAGGTGACAGATGGCGAATACCCTCACCGCCTATCCGGGCGGCCTGACCTTCGATGAAGTCGGCGCGCTGGTCCAGGACTACTACATGCCGCCGATCCGGGATCAGTACTTCCTGGGCAACGTGCTGTACTGGGAGCTGCGCCGTCGCGGCCGCGTGAAGAAGTACGCGGGTGGCCGTGCCATCGTGCAGCCGCTGTCGTTCTCGCCGGAAGGCAAGGGCGGCCAGTGGTGGAGCGGCGTGGACAAGCTCAACACGCAGGTCGTCTCGCCGATCACGTCGGCGGTGTACTTCCGCAAGAACTTCTCGCTGCCCGTCGTCCTGACGCGCGACGAGGAGGATTCGGTCAACGGGCCGACGGCGCTCACCTCGCTGCTCTCGGCGAAGATGGAGATCGCCCGTCCCTCCGCGGTCGAAGCGGTGCAGAAGTCGCTCTACTCCGACGGCACGGACCCGAAGATGCTCACGGGCCTCGAGTACGCCCTGAAGTCCGGTTCGTCCGGCACGCAGACGGCGCCCTCGATGACCTACGGCGGCATCTCGGCCAGCACGTCGAACAACACCTGGTGGAACGCGCAGTACGACAACGCCGCGAACGGCACCTACGCCACGGGCTCGGGCGGCACGTTCGCCTCCGACGGCCCCGGCTTCGGTCCCATCGGCAAGATGTACTCGCGCATCGCGCGTCTCTCGGGCAAGAGGCCGAACCTGCTCCTGAGCAATTGGGGGCTCTACTCGGACTACGAGTTCGCGCTCAACAACCAGGTCCGCTACACGCAGCCGCAGCAGCGCAACGATCTCGCCGAGGCCGGCTTCCTGAACCTGATGTACAAGAAGGCCGCGTGGGTCGTCGATGAGATGGCGCCGCACGATTCCTCGAACAAGGAGATCCTGTACTACCTGTTCACGGACGCGATGTGGCTCGTGATCCACCAGGACCGCGACATGTCGTGGGACAACTGGCGCGAGCCCACGGACCAGAAGGTGCGCGTCGGTTACATCGACTGGTCCGGCGAGCTGGTCATCACCGAGCGCCGTGCGTTCGGCAAGATCAGCAACGTGGACGCCACGCTCACCACCTAGTCCGGCGAACCCGGAGGAAGGAGGCTCATCATGAGCCAGGAAGTTCGGCACGAATCTGCCTTCAAGGTGGTGGGACCGGACGGCACTGCCGTCTACGTGGGCACCGCCATCATCCGCAACACGGTCGAGGTCCAGTCGGGCGAGGCGTCGGCGACCATCGCCGCGGGCGAAGCTGTCCGCGCTGATGTCACCAACAGCGTGATCCCGACGTGGGACGCCGCCACGTCCAAGACATCGCTGATTCAGGGACTGCGCGCTTCCGGCGCCGTCACCGATGTCGGCTGGATCGGCGTCGCCGTCACCAACATCCTGCCCGGCAAGGTGGGCGTGGTGGCCGGTGCCGGCTCGATCCTGTCGGTGAAGTGCATCGCGTCGCTGACGAGCGCGACGGCTGGCAACCCCGTTCTCGGTTCGACCACGGCCGGCAGTGTGGACGCGAACACGACGGCGGCTGTCGGTCGCAAGCTCGGCATTCTGCTTCAGGGTCCGGGCACCGGAGCGGCGCAGTCTGGTTCGACCACGCAGGCCGGCATCATCGTCGCGCAGGCGTAACACCACCACAGGCGAAGGGGTCGTCGTCCGATGCAGGTCGGATGGCGGCCCCGGAGCCGTACAGGAGAAACGCACATGCGTCGTCTCGCACACATCGCCGCTCTCGTGCTGCTCGGGACGGCGCTTCTCGTTTCTGGGCTTCACGCAGCCACCCCCTCCACGGACACGAAGGAGGGCTACACCGACAACAACAACTTCACGAAGATCGGCGGCGAGGACGGCAGCGGGCTCAACCGCGAGGTGCGCGTGTTCAGCAACGGCTCGCTCTCCATCACGGACGCGCAGGCGCCGGCCAACATGCAGCTCATCGCGCCGTCGTTCATGACCACGCGATTCGTCTACGGCGCCGACGGCGTGACCGGGAAGTGGGCGAGTCCCCGCGCCGTCACCTGCGACTCGACCGTGCTGCTCGCGTACACACAGGGCTACAACCGCCTCGCGCTGTTCGCCACGGTGTCATTCGAGGACTCCGTGGGCGCGGCCATGTTCGCTGTCCAGTGGCGCGGAGCCGGAACCAGCGGCTCGAGCGATTCGACGAACACGTTCGTCCTGCTCCCGAAGCGGTCGGTGGCCGCTGCGACTCAGGACACCATCGGCGGGTTTGCCGGGGCATTCCCTTCCGTCATCCCGGGAGGAACCAGCGCCAGCCAGTGGGGCTCGTCTGGACCGGATACCTCGATGCTCTATCAGGGCGAAGTCCCGATGGTGCTGACGCGGACCTACAACGGAAGCGGCGTCATCATCCAGGTCAAGAATCAGGACGGGTCGTTCTTCGCCCCGCCCTACTTCGGGATGCGCGTTCGCCTGATGAACACGTATTTCCACGCAGACGGGTCCGGGACGTTGCAGCCCATCGGGAATGCCGGCAAAGCCTACGGCGCGGACGTGACGGTAACGGGGGCCGGGGTTTGCGAGACGTGCGGCGGCAACTCCAGCGCCCCGATCCAGTACGGCAAGTGGGTCACGATCCGGTTCGACCTCTACGGGTGGAGGGAGTAGCCCATGAAGCGACTCCTCGCCTTCGCGCTCGTCGCGCTCGGGCTCCTGTCCGCAACGGCCTCGTCCTCGGCTCCGGCGCGCGCGCTCGTCATCTCGCCGCGCCGCATCGTCAACGGCGACGACTTCGGGCCGAAGAAGCAGGCGCGTGACGCGCAGCAGTACCTCCAGACCCTTGGGTGCTACTACGACGTGGCGGCACCGGAGAACATCACGACGATGGATGCGCTCGTCGGGACGTGGCACCCCTCCGGCACGCAGTCTGGCGATTCGCTGCGCTACGATGTCGTCATCCACTGCGAGTACTTCAACGCCGTGGATACCGGGTATCCGGGGGTCAACCGCGACAGCCTCACGCGATACTCGGTGTGGACTCCGGCACAGAACGCGCGCCGGGCCATCCACATCTTCCTCGGGCCTCCGGGAATCAGCGGGTATACCACGGCCGCATACGGTCCGGTCGCCAACTGCTCCACCGGGGTCAAGACCTACTCGCAGGCGTTTCTCAACGACGCCGCGCAGGGCAAGACGATCTACGTGCCCGGGAAGCCGTACCGCTGGCGCTCGGGGACCGGCATGGCCGATGGAAGCGACCGACCGAAGCCGGTGGCGCTCCAGACGGACGGGACGATTGGCGGCATCCTGCGCAGCGTCGTGGCGATGCGAACGAACGTGGCTGCCTCGGACGGCACCAGCCCGGCGGCGGCGAACCTGCACCGCGGCGTGCTTTGCGACGACTGTGACTCGCTCGTGGCCGGAGAGGGTGCGTTCGCCGACACCGCGCTCGTGTGGGCGCGCTACATGATCGACGGCGGTGTGGCGACGAAGAACCCGAACATCTTCGTGCAGTACGCCACGGGGAACGGGTTCGGTTCCGGCCAGCAGGCGGTCGCGCTTCCCGGCATCGCGTTCGCCATGGCCGACTCACTGCTCGGGAATCGGTTCATCGGGCAGAAGCCGGGGTGGGAGCAGATCAAACTGTCGCTCGTGCTCCAGGGCGCCGGCGCGCGAAGCGTGGTCGGAGCCGGGTCGATGGCCTCCGGGAACGCGGCGAACATCTGCCTCGCCGACTCGGCGCGCTACAAGCCGGTCGTGCAGGACTCCATCGACAAGAAGCTGAACATCCCGTTCGACATGACCTTCAACGCGGATTCCGCGCAGGCGTACTTGTACGAGGTCAACTGGTACAAGAGCCTCAAGAACGCGAAGTTCATGCCGCTGCCGTACACCAACTTCTGGAACGGGCCGGACGGGAACACCGGCAAGTACCGCCTTCAGGATCCGTTTGGTGTGTCGTGGAACGCGCGCACCTACGGCACCTACGGCGCCACCCACTCGGATGACGACACCACGGTTGCCGGCATCTGGTACAACGCCTTCGCGCGGATCGACTCGATCTTCCCGGGTAAGGTCTGCTACACGATCATGCCTCCGAAGGAGTTCATGATCCCGTCCGCGGTGTCGTTCAACGGGAACATGGCCGGCTTCCCTTCGGTGGATAGCATCGCCGCGGCGCTCTACTGGTCAAAGGCCCGCACGGTGATCTTCAACCCGGACAACGTGCAGAACGTGTACAACACGCACTACTCGGTGAACGGAGGCAATGCCTTCATCGCCGCATCGGTTCCGGGGGCGTGGTTCACCGGGGAGAAGCGGTACAAGGTCTGGGCGTCCACGGCTCGCTCGAGCCCTCCGGTCGGGAGCATCTTCTTCGCCGCGAGTGGCCTGTCTCCCGCCGAGGGGGGTGAGTACAACCTCAACCTCCAGCACGATTACGCGAACGACTTCCTCCAGGGCGTGTTCTACGGCAACCGGCTCTACAACGACTACCGCTTCTACTACCACTCGTTCCGCACGCCGAACCACGTCATGAAGATATGGGTCGGATCCCTGCACGGCGAGAAGGCGTCCGGGAGCACGTACACGGCCGGGGTGGCTGGAAGCTCCGACTGGCCGCGCCGGTGGGGGTGGTGGATGGCAAAGACGGCCGTGTACTCCACGCAGGCGATCAACTATTTCGCGGGGCGCACCGTGATCCGGTGGGTCCACTCGGACGAGCTGTGAGCAGTCGCTACAATCTGAGATCGACCGGGGAGGCGTACTTCGCGTGCGCCCAGACCCGGCTCGACTACATGGACGCCTCGAGCCTCGGAGACGGGCTCGCGTCGATGGTGCTCGAGTTCGCGCTGCATCGGCTCCCGGTCAAGTCGTCGTCCGAGGACGAGGTGCATCAGCTATTCTCGTTCAGCGAGTATCCGTTCGGGCAGACGCTGGCAGCCATCGGGGTGACGCCGAGCGGACGGCTCGCGGTCGTGTACGCGAGCGGCGAGGTGTTCTGGACCGCGCAGGGGCTTCTCGTGGCGAACGGGAAGTTTCGCCGCGTCTCCTACGACATGGACGGAGGAACCGGCCAGGTGAGCGTCACGCTCGATGGGCCGAAGGTCGTCGACGAAGCCGCGGCCACGCCGACGTTCGCAATCCCGACGGGTGGCTCTCTGGCGAAGTTCATGCTGTTCAACGGCAACGACGGGCTCGCGCGCTGCGAGTGCAGCATCCGCTCGGCGCAGGCGTACATCCTGTTCTCGGGATCTGGAACGACGAAGGCCGTGGACTGGCCCATCGATGAGGGCGCCGGGCAGACGGCGGCCGCCACCACGTCTGGGAGCTCGGACTCTCCGAACCAAGACTTCTCGCTGACGGCTGACTGGACACTGGTTCCCCCGGCGATGCCGTGGGGCGCGTCTCCCATCGGCTCGTCGCTGACCGCGTTCAAGTGGGTGCTCGTGTCTGACTACCGCCGGCGCAACATGCCGGTGACGACGTACCGCCGGAGGTCGTGATGGGACTTCGCATCATCGAGCTGTTCGACGACGCCGCTGCGGACATCGCGGACCCCTCGCGCACGCGCATCAAGGACGACAGCGTGTGGCTCGGGCTGTACAACCGCTCCGTGCGCGACGTGTGCGAACGCCACCCCGTCTACATCGTGATCGACGACTTCGATCTTCAGGCGATGGGTGGGGAAATGGCGTGGCCCGACAACATGGTGCAGTGCCAGGGCATCCAGGTGTCTGACACGCCGGAGATCGAGGACACGTTCCGATGGCTCGGGGAGATGAACGAACAGCGGTTCCGCGCAAGCACGCAGCAGCGGTACCCGAACCAGACGGTGCCCGAATGGTACTGCCCGCAGTCGCTGCGCTACTGGTTCTACCCCATGCCGACCAGCTTCATCTACAACGGCGCGCGCATCACGTACTCCGCGGTGCCCGAGAAGGCTGCGAACCCGACGCTCGAGGACTTCCCGCTGCCGTGGTTCCTGCGCGACTACGTGATCCAGCGCATGGCCTACTACGCCCACCGCAAGCTCAACGAGTACGAGGAGGCCGCAGAGAACGAGCGCGGATGGAACGAACGCTTCGCGGACATCCGCGAGAAGATCGAGGATCGTTCGGACGACGCCCGGCCGCGAATGCGCGCCGCCACGCAGTCCGACCTCGTTCGCCGGAGCTGGTGACATGGCCCTCGGGTCGCGCACGATCAGGAGCGAGTACTTCAACTTCTCGGACGGCATCATCGGCCAGATCAGTGACCGACTGCGCCGGCCGACGTGGGCGAAGTACGCGAACAACGTCCTGTTCCGCCCCATCGGCGGACTGACCTCGCGGCTCGGATCCCGCAGCGTGACCTCGTGGGGCGGACCCGGAGCGGCGTACCGCTGCAACACGCTGGCGAAGTGGTACGACGCCGCCGGCGGACCCAGCAAGCTGTTCGGCTACTACACTGACGGCACCAACAAGAAGATGTACGAGATCCAGTCGGCCGCCGGCGTGCTCCAGACGCTTCCAGCGACGTTCACGCCGGACATCGACATCTTCTCGCACGCGAACATCAACGGCCTCCTCGTCATGGCGCAGCACGCCGGAAGCGAGAAGCCCATCATGTTCGACGGGACGACCTGGAACAGCCTTGTGCTCCCGTCCCCGACGGCCGCCCCCACTGTCGGCGCCGCGGCGGCCGGCGGGCTCGTCGATGTCGGCAACCACTACTACCGGGTCCGCTGGGTCCACAAGAACGGCTCGAGCATCGCGGGGCCGGTGACGGCAGCGGTCGGACCGGCCGTGCTTGGCACGCAGACCATGCCGCTGTCGGCGCTGCACCCGGCCACCCCGCGAACGGACTACCTCGGAGCGCGCATTGAGCGCACGAAGCTCGGAGCCCCGTCGAACGGCCGCTGGTATTGGGTGGCCGACGTGCCAGCGGCCACGGCCACCTACAACGACATCGCGGCCGACGCGGCCCTGAACGCCGAGACGGACGAGGGGCTGCACACGCCCCCGGCCCACTTCGACGGCGTGGTGGCGCACCGCAACCGACTGATCGGCTGGGACTCGCGCGCGCTGTACGTCTCGCAGCTCGTCGGGGATGCCGAGGCGACTGGCCTGTGCAACTTCGATGGCGACCTGATCTACCCGGCGTTCACGGACGACGGCGATGCGATCCAGTGCTGCGTCAAGGCGCAGGACCGCGTGATCGTGTTCAAGACGCGATCCATCCTCGCTCTCGAAGGAGACAACCCGAACAACTTCCAGCTTCGACCCATCGTGGACGGCATCGGAGCCATCGGCCCACGCGCGGCAGCGGCCATCGGCGGCGTCGTGTACTTCCAGTCTCGTCGCGGGTGGGAGCGGCTGATCGGCAACCGGCTCGACGAGGACTTCAGCTTCACGCGCATGGGCCACTACTTCGAGACGATCAACGTCGGCCAGGCCTCTCGCGCGGTCGTGCGCGTCGTGGAAAACGAGTACGTGCTGTTCGCATACCCCTCGGGCGCCTCGAACGTGAACAGCGACATCGCCGTGTTCGACCTGCGCCGCAAGAACTGGACGCACTGGACGGAGATGGCCGGGCGCGACTACCTCGTGCAGAAGGACGGCGCGTTCTCGAGCGCCACACTGCTGTTTGCGGACGAGGGGTCGTCGTCGGTGTGGATCGGACTCGACGGCGTGCTCGACAAGCGCGCCTACGACAACTCCGGCGGCTCCGCGATCCCGTTCTACCTCGAAACGCCGCCGCTCGACGAGAAGTCGCCCGACTTCGACAAGGACATCGCCCGGCTCGAGATCCAGTACCGCACCGGCTCCGGCAGCGTCTCGGCGCAGATCCTGTGCGACTCCGGCGCGCGCACGGCCAGCCTGAACTTCTCCATCTCCCGCAACAACTCGCGCTGGGGGCCTGCAACTCCCGCGAGCAAGACGCTGCGATGGGGGCCTCTGTCTCCGGCCAGCATCGCCGCGGGGTATGCTTCGCGCTGGGGGTCGAGCGGCTGGTCGGCCCTTGCATCCGGACTCCCTGAGAACACCATCGGACGGGACTACGTGGTGCGCATCGACGCGCGGCTGGTCACGCAGGCGGAGTTCCGAGGGTTCGTCACCGACTTCTACCTCCGACCGAACAGGGGGCTCTCGTAATGCCCATCACACTGACCGACGTATCTGCGGACGCCGACGCGCTGGCGGCGGACTACAACGCGAACCTCCAGAAGATCCGCGACAAGATGAGCACGACCGCCGGTGTCGGTGTCGGCGATGCGGACATCGCCACGGACGCCGGCATCAACGGCAACAAGCTCTCGACGACCAACCGGGTGCCCGAGGACCGGCTGGCGTCTCTCGCAGTGTCGGCGCGCGTGCTGCGCTCGGATGCCGCGGTGAGCGCGAACCGAGCGGTGACGGCCGATCATGTGCGCGACCTCGCTATCGCCAAGAAGCACATCAACACGGCCAGCCCACTGACGAACGCGCAGGTCGAGATCAAAGAGCAGACCGCGGCCTTCTCTCTGACGGGTACGGTGGCTATCAACCACCTCTGCGTTCAGCGTCGAACGCTTGCTGGAAACTACGAGTTCACGGTTACAAACCACGTCGGATCCACGACCTCGGCGCACGTTCTTCCTGCCCTTGCAACTCCCATCCCGGTTGCGTCGAACCGAATCATCAACGCCTACATCGCCGACGTGGTTCCTGGTGTGACGACCACCGGAACGCTGGTAGTTGTCTGGATCCCTCTCACATGAGCAATGCGCGCAGGAGTGGGCGGGCCGTCCCGGTTGGAGAGGCGCCCGAGTCGGTTCGTCAGGCGCTGGCGGGCCAGCTCGGAGAGGGAAACTTCCAGAAGCGCGCGATCTCGTTCACCCCGGACGCCACCGGGGCGATGGGCCACCTCGATGCCGTCGAGGCCATCGTGAACATCGGCGGCGCCACGTCGTTCGACATCTCCCACACGCTCGGCCGCAAGCCGACCTACGTGACGCTCGAGCACTACGAGAACACCGCCACGCCGGGAACGTATGTCGTGTTCCAGCCGGGAAGCAGAGAGACGTGGACCGAGACGACGGCGCGCGGTAGTCTGCACCTCGTCGCCGGTTCGCTCACCGGGCTGGTCTGCCACTTCATGGTCAAGTAGGAGGTCGCGTGAACCCGCTTCCGTTCATCAGCGCCGGGCTCGGCCTCGCCGGAAGCCTGATCCCGCAGAAGAAGTTCGACCCCAGCGGGCTGATCCGCGACTACGTGAACGCGCGCCCCGGCGGCTACATCACCGACGAGGAGTACGCGCAGGCGAACCGCGGACGCTCGCGCGCCGCGAACATCGCCGGCGCCCGCGCACGGCTGGCGAAGGACGACGCGACCTGGCGGTTCAACGCGACCCCCGGTGGTGGCTTCGCGCCGTCGCTCCAGCGCACGTTCGGCCGCATCAACGCCCAGGAGGGCGCCGCGGCCGAGGACGCGAACAACGCCGAGTCCGACTGGCTGTTCAAGTCGAAGGAGTCGAACAAGGGCTTCCAGCGCCACCAGCTCGACACGGCCTTCGGCGCCAACCTCGGCGCGGCTCGCCTCAACTTCGAGTCGGATGCTGCCAAAAAGGCAGCATTCTGGAACTCGCTGGGGGACGTGGCTTCGCTGGCCGTCGGGCACTTCGGCGGCTCGCAGGGCGGCGGCGTTCCGGGCGGGACGATGAGCCACACGGGCTCGGGCGATCAGTGGGACATGACGAACGCGGACAACTTCGGCGGCGCGGCCGTCGGGAGCTGGTAGCGCCATGCTCGGGTTCGAGGCGGCTCGGCGCATCGCCAGTGGGGCGGCCGACTACATGGGCCGGTCTGTGGACGAGTTTCGCCAGCCCGGAGCCCCGATCCCCGTCCGCGAGCTCACCGGAAAGGACTTCAGCTACGGCGCCGCGTTCGCCAACATCGGCCTGAAGATCATGGCTCGGGCTCGCGCTGAAGGGAACGCCGCCCTGGCGCTGCGCAAGTCGCAGCTCGCCGAGGAGCACACGCGCATGTCCATCGCGGCCCTGCGCGCGAAGGCCGCGGAGACGCCGGCGGAGCACACGAGCTACGAGACGGTGACGGACCCCAAGGGGCGGACGTACCGCGTCACGGCCGCGGAGGCGCTGCGTTACAACAACCCCACCCCGAAGGCGTCGAGCGCGGTCAAGTACCCGGTCAAGTCGGCCGACGGGACGACCGTGTTGGTGTCCGGGGAGTCGAAGTTGGCCGGCGAGCGGTCCGCGCGGCACGACGCCATGCGCCAGAACATCGCCAACGCGCACGCCGAGGAGCGGTTCCGCGCGCAGGACGCGCCCGTACTGAGCCGGCGCTTGGCGTGGCTCACGGACCAGCAGGTGCCCGGCGGACACGCGCGCTGGGACCAGTCTCTCAAGGCGCAGGCACTCGACTACCTGGGCATCGACCGCGCGGCGTGGGCGGCGAACGACCCCGCCAACTTCCCGGCCGTCGCGCGCGCGAACGTGAACAGCGTGGCCGGCGCCGGCGGGACCGCCCGGCCGGACGACCGCGCCGGGGTCGCTGCCGCCGCCGGCCGCCGCAAGGCCATGCTCGATGCGGCCGTTACTCGCCTCGTCGCCGCGAAGAAGAAGCTCTACGCCTCGGAGTTCCTGCTGCACAACGGCGGGTACGCCGACGATCCCTCCGGGATGGGCGATGGTGGTGCGGCCGACGAGGAATCGCCGGACGACTTCGAGCAGAGGCTCCTGAGCAGCGCGCCGCTCTCTCCCGCACCCCGGTAGGACGACATGGCGACCGTCTACGACCTGATGCCGGAGGACCAGAAGGCCCGGTTCCCGCTCGAGACGCTGACACCCGAAGCGCAGAAGTGGGTGTCCACTGCCGTCCCGGACAGCTATCCGGCCGACCGCCGCGCGCGGCTCGGCGCCGGGCTGGTCAAGATCATGCCGCGCATGACGCGCGCCTCCCGGGCCATCTCCGAGATCGACCGCACGCACCCGCGCGCCGGGCTCTCCGCGGAGCAGGTGGCCGCCGGCGCACCGCAGCGCATGGCCGACGAGTACGCGGGCCTGCCGCCATCCGCGCGCCTCGCGCGCCGGTTCGTGGACGCGATGGGCCGCGCACTGCCGTCGCGCGCGAGCGCCCCCGCCGCGCCGACCGTGCCGGCGGCGACCAACCTCTCGGAGCGCGTGGCCGACATCGCCGGCGGAGCCGCGCCGTTCATCCCCGCAGCGACTGGCATCACCTTGGCAACGGCCGGGCTGGGGGCTGCCCCCCTGTTGGCTGGCGCGCTTGGCGTGGGCGGCGCGATGGCTCTCCCGGCCGGAACACCGAAGCAGCGAGCGATCCGCGGCGCGACCGGCGCTGCCGCGGCGCTCGCTACCGGACCCCTTGCCGGCGCGGCCTCTGGAAGCCTCGGAGGGGTTGCAGAGGCGATCCCTGTCGTCGGGTCTGTCGTGGCCCCCGCGGTGCGCACGCTCGCGCGCGCGGCGACCGCCGGCGCGACGTTCGGCGGGCTCCAGCCCATCGCCGAGAACACCGCCGAGCGCGCGCTGCGCCGTCCCGGGGAGCCGGAAGTCCCGGCGCTCACCGGCGAGGATGTCGCCCGCGGTGGCGCGGAGATGTTCTTCTTCGACCTGTTCTCGCACGGCGCCTCGGCGGCTGTCGGCCGCGCCCGCGGAGCGGTGCGCCCGGCGACCCCGATCCCGACCGAGCGCGTGGCCGGGGAGGTGGACGGCAACCTCGCGCGCGTGGTGGACGATCCGACCGCGCGCCCCGAGCACCGCGCCGCCGCCGCGCGCGCGCTGCGGATGCTCGAGCCGAGCTTCCCGGCGCCGGCCGATGGCGCTCCCGTGGTGGCCGCGGGTCAGCAGGCCGCGCAGCGCATCATGCAGGAGTTCGGTCGCCTGCACGCCTCCGGCAAGGCCGTGTCGCTCCAGGTGGGCCATGTGTTCGTGAAGAACGGCATCGTGGCCGACGTGCGCGTGTACCCGTGGGACCACGAGCAGGTTCGCATCCTCGTGCTGGACAAGGACACCGGCGGAATGCACGTCGGGTCGTACACCGACCTGCCCACGGCCACGCGGGCCCTGGGCGTCGTGATTTCCCCCGAACCTCCGGGCGCCTCCGCAACGGCACCACCGGCCGAGCCGGAACGCTCACCGGCCGCGGGTCAGGCGCCCGGTCCTGTCGCGGAGGGTGGCGGCCCCGTCGCGGGGCGTGGAACGGAGCCTCGGGCTCCCGCCGTCACCCCTCCCGCACCTCCCGCTCCGGTCGAGCGCCCGCGCGTCCCGGTCGATCTGCCGTTCCGGGATTCGATCTCCGCGCAGCGCGCCGCCGAGGGCATGAACCGGACGAACCCGGACCTCGAGGCGCGCGTCGTCATGCGCGGAGGCCGCCCGGTCATCGAAGTGAACGGGGATGCCGCCGAGGCGCCGCGCAAGCCGGCGGCCGTTGCGCCCCCGCCCAAGGCTGTCGAGCCGCCGCCCGCCGCTCCGCCCGCGGAGCCCGCGCTCCCGACGCACACGCCGGAGGGTGAGCCGTACCGCGTGGTCGGCGAGACGTTCCCGAGCAGTCGCGCGGCCGCGCGCTGGATGGAGGGCTCCGGCATCACCGGGGCTCGAGTCGTGCGCCGCGGCGAGGGGAGCTGGGATGTCGAGGCGCCCGAGGGCGCGGCGAAGGAGTTCAAGGCGCGCGGGAAGAAATCGGCCGGTCCTGCCCCTGTTGGGGAGCAGGGGAGCAACGGGGGGGATGGCACCTCCACCCCCGGTGGGCCGGCCGAACCCCCGCTTCCGCGCGAGCTGTCCGGCGCCCGACCGCGTTACGGGTACGGCTCGCGCAACTTCGAGCTCGACTTCGAGTCCGACGCCGACCGCGCGGCCTACATCGCCTCGCAGGAGAAGAAGTCGCGCCGGGACGCCGACTACCGCAAGCACCTGACCGACCAGGGCTTCACTGACGCCGAGATTGCAGCGCACGGACAGCGCGTGCGCGACACGATCAAGGCTGCCGCCAAGGGCGCGAAGGTCGAGGACACCTCGCTGCGCATCGCGCGGCACGAGAGGGTGAAGCCGCCCGAGGAGCCGACCTACACGCGCTCGAGCGGCGAGAAGGTCGTCATCTCCAAGATGGGCGATCAGCATCTGGTGAACGCCGAGGCGAAGGCCGCGGACGGTCCCGAGCGCGAGGCGCTGCGCGCCGAGATCGAGCGCCGCGGGCTGGCGCGCAAGGCTCCTCCGAAGCCGGTCGAGCCCCCGCCGCAGCTTCCCGAGATCGAGCCCGAGCCGGAGAAGGCGCCCGCACCTGAGCCTGAGCCGACTCCCGAGCCGGAGCCGGCCGCGCCTCCCGCGGAGGAAGTGCGCCCGGCCTACGCCGAGGAGTTCAACGGCCGCGACCGGGGCATTCAAGTCGGCAGGAAGGTTGTGCGCGTTGGCGGGGTGAAGCCGGAGGAGGCGAACGCCATCAAGCACGCGCTGCCGGGGAAGTCGTTCTCCGCCGCGGCCGACTGGCTGGCGAAGAAGTCTCCCGACCCCATCACGCGGCTCATCGCGGAGAAGGTGGCGGCGCGACTGCGCGAGCGCGAGCAGATGGGTGCGAGCCCCGGCTCGATTCGCTGGATGCGGGCGGGCGCCCAGAAGCGCGGCGGCGCCTACGTCTATTCGCTCGACCACGAGATTCGCCTGTACCCCGGGCATGGCGCACGCAACGCGCTGCACGAGCTGATCCACGCCGCGACCGTCGCAGCCATCGACGACGTGCCGCAGCACAAGCTCCGCGACCGGCGAGCCGCCGAGCTGACCCAAGCGAAGGCTGACCTCACGCGGCTTCGCAATGCCATCCACGCCACCGCCCAGACGAGCGGCGATCATTTCGTGAAGTACATGGTCACGAACGACAAGGAGATGCTGGCCGTCGGCCTGTCAGACCGCGTGGCGCAGCAGTGGCTCGACACGATCCCCTACGAGAGCGGAACGCTCTGGGGCAAGTTCGTGGACACCGTGCGGCGCCTCATCGGGCTCGAGACGAAGCACTCGAGCGCGCTCACCGAGCTGCTGCGGATCGGCGACGAGTTCCTGCGCCCGACCGGGGAGCCGATGGAGCCGAGGGACGCCGAGCCTGCGCCCGAGCCGGAGGTGGAAGCCCCGCCGGCCAAGACGTTCGCCGAGCACTTCGCCGATGCGTGGGCCAAGCGCCTCGAGAGCGACACCGCGGAGGCTGTGGCCGAGCGCGTGGCGGCCGAGACGGGCATGAAGCTCCCGCCTGACTTCGACCCGCTGGCCGAGAGCCACCGCCTGACACAGAAGGCGCTGTCCGACGCCGGCCAGGGCGACATGTTCGCGGGCATGGATCCTCCGGCCGCCACCGAGTCCCCGGCGCGCCGCGCCGCGCCTCCGGCCGAGCCCGAGGAACCGCAGCCCGACCTGCCGACCGTGGACGCCGGCCCGGAATCCGACGCGAAGATCACGCCCATCGAGGGCGGCGCCAAGGCGGGCGATTTCAGCCTGCTGCCGGAGAAGTTCCAGAACCGCTTCGAGGGCGTGAAGGGCGGTATCAAGGACTCGAAGATCCAGGCCATGCTGCGCAAGCACGGCGGGAAGTTCGACTCGAGTGAGCTGGTGGCGTCCCCGCTCATCCTGTGGACCGACAAGAAGGGCGAGGCTGGCGAGGCCGGCACGCGCTACCTGATCGACGGGCACCACCGCTACGAGGTGGGCACGAAGTCGTGGGAGAAGAAGGGCGAGAAGTTCGTCGCCACCGGCAAGGTGGACCGCACGTTCCCGGCCGTGGAGTTCCACGGCGACATGGCGCAGGCCATCGAGTACTCGAAGGACGTGAACCGCCGCGGCACCCCGAACAGCTACCTCGAGAACGTCGCGCGAGCGCGCGAGCTGGCGGCCGACGGCAAGACGCCGCAGGAAGTCTCGGACCAGATCAACGTCACGCCCGGCGAGGCGAAGTCGCTCATCGAGCTGGGGCACCTCGACGACGAAGTGCTGCGCGACTTCTTCTCGCTGCGCGGCGGCAAGCCGACGGTGGACTACGCCTTCGGCGAGCACCTGGGCCGCGCGGTGAAGGACTTCCCCGAGTACTTCGCTGCCGAGACGCAGCGAGCCGAGATGCGGCACATCATCGACGGGAAGTACAAGAACCCGTCCGAGTACAAGGCCGCGCTCAAGATGGTGACGGACGTGCTCGAGGCCGCGAAGCAGTCCGACATGTTCAAGGACGTGAAGTTCTCCGGGCTCACGCCGGCGCAGATCAGCGAAGCGGCGATGCGCGCGCTGCGCGAGATCGACACCGCCAAGCGGTCACTGAACGCCATGCGCAAGGGCATCGAGCGCGCGCAGAAGGAAACCGGGCTCGCGGGCTCTGGCGGCGACATGCTGCTCGCGCTTCAGGCACGGCTCGAAAAGGCCAAGGCGATCCAGAAGAAGTTCGGGTTCGACATCATCCGCGACCGCATCGTGCGCGAGATGGGCAAGGGCATTCACCCGAGCGAGACGCTGAAGAAGATCCGGGCTGAGATCGACGACGAGATGGGGCCGAACAGCGTGAACCAGATCATCGCCTCCGAGATGGAGGTGGACGCCCTCGACGTGCATGAGGAGCTGCTTCCGACCGAGGAGGGACTGGACGAGTTGCACTCGAAGTTCCTGCTCGCCGACGTGATCCGTTCGACCGACCGCGCCTATGACGCGCTGAAGCGCCGGTACGGAAAGCAGTTCTCGACCCTGCGCTACATCTCGAACGGCAAGGTGGTTTCGACGCTCGAGCTCGACCCGCCGCAGGATACGTGGCAGCAGTACGCGCTCGTGCGCGCCGTCCACAGCCTGACCGGATTCGGCGGCGGCAACGTGGCCCTGCCCCCGGGCGATCCAGCGAGCGGGAAGCCCGGTCCGCGCGACGTGATGCATAAGGTCGGAGCCGCGGCCACGCATGAGATCCACGCGATCCACACGCAGCTTGGGCACGTCCTCGGGGACGATGGCTTCCGCGCGCTCGGCAAGGCGTTCTCGAAGAATGACGACCTGTTCTGGCGCGCGGTGAACGCGCCGCCGGAGGAGAAGGCGCGCGAGGGGTACGGCGGCCAGCAGGTGCTGGGCATCGCCGGCGACGTGCCCTCTGGCCCCACGCGCGAGGCGCTACGTGCGCAGCTCCCGAAGGAACTGCGGGACAAGGTGGAGCCGGTCGCGGCGCTGATGAAGTCGCTGCTCGAGGCCGAGAACGCCGACCGGCGCGCGCGCGGCATCCCGGAGATCACGAGCCGGTTCTACGACAACTACATCACGCACACCGTTGACAGCATCCAGCCGCTGGACCACCTGCTTCGCCTGCTCGACCCGGAGCTCGCCTACGACCCCGAGGCCATGCGCGAGCGGAAACTGAGCGTGTACCGGCGCCGCGGCGGCTACGACGATGGCAAGGTGAAGTCGTTCCAGGAGTCGTTCCGGCGCTACGTCGATACGACCGTGACGGCGCGGCACGACCGCGCGCTGGTGGAGAGCATCCGCGAGTGGCTGACGCGGCCGGAGTCCGTGAAGGACTCGTGGCGCTCGAGCATCGTGCGGACCTGGGCGCGCGCGTGGCTCTACCGCGAGAAGAACAGCTTCGAGGACAACATCAACAACATCGCCCGGCGCATCCTGTTCACCAAGGCGCAGGGCGCCGTGGGCTTCGCCACGGAAAAGATCGTGCTCGACTGGCTCGGGAAGGATGCGGTGGAGGCCGCCAAGCGCCGCCTCCAGCCGCTGGCCGACAACCAGTACTCGTGGCAGTACGTCGATCCATCCGCGGTCAAGGGCTCTCTGGTGTTCACGGATCCGCGCGCGTGGACCAAGGTGGGCAGCGCCGGCGGGCTCGATGTGTACGTGGGCAACAACGGGCACATGCTCGCGGGAGATCCCGAGTGGCGCCCGGCGTTCAAGCTCATCTCCGCGTCGATGGCGACCGTGCGCGACCCGCTGCTCGCGTCGTGGGCGCACCTGCGCGGCGGCAGTTTCACGGCCGAGATGGCCCGGCAGCAGATCCTGCGCGACCAGCGGCTACTCAAGTACGAGCGAGCGCCGTGGGATGCCGTGGTGTCCGGGTGGAACAAGGGCATGACCAGCGCCTTCGTCGGGTTCAACGTGCCGGTGGCGTACAAGATCATGCTCTCGAACCTCGGGGCGATCCACAACCGCTACGGTCCGATCACGGCCACCCGCGCCACGTTGCGCTCCATCGACATGATGCTGCGCAAGGCCGGACGCGCGCGTGCGCGCGCCGCCTACGAGAAGGGCGAGATCACGCGCGCGGAGTTCCGCCGACGCACGCCGGCGCTCACGACCGAGGAGGCCGCGTTCGACTACCTGCGTATGGGCCAGGGCTCGCAGCTCTACTACCGCCAGATGGCGACCGGGGAGATGGGCCGCAGCTTCACGCCTGAGCGGCCGATGACGCCGCACGACGATGCATTCAACCGCGCCGTGGACCGCCTCGCCAAGCCCCTGAGCAAGCTCGCGTACTACGTCGGCCCGTTCGGACCGCACGCGATTGCCGAGGTGGTGACGCGCGGCATCCAGCTCCACGCGGCATGGATCGAGGGGCTGGACCGCGGCATGTCGCTCGACGGCATCAAGGCGGCCTACGAGGCAACCGAGGAGGGCCGGCGCTCAGCTGCGACGGACATCCTGCGCTCGGCCGAGGTGCCGGGGACGCTGGCGAACCACATTGCCGCGGAGTCCGCCGCGACCCTGTTCACCTACGACCGCACCGGACAGCCGTACTACATGTCGAACTCGACTGGCCGGCTGTTCGGCTCGCTGTCGTCGTGGGGCACGCAGTCGCTGATCCACAACTTCCTGCGACCGCTCGAGGGAGCCGCGCGCGTGACCGCGGAGATGGGTGGCAGGGCGGTCGGGCGCGAGATGGGATGGGCGAGCCCGGACCATTACCGGGCCGCGCGCCTGTTCGCTGCGCAGGTGGTCGGCGCCGGGCTCATGAACTACCTGACCGACAAGACGCGGTTGCGCCTGTACGCCGGCACGAACACCTCGGGACTCATCCTCGCGCTCATGGCGATGCGCGAGGTGTACAAGGCGAACCACCACGGCGCGAAGAACGAGGACTTCGAGCGATACCTGGCCGACGCATTCGCCGAGGAGGCGCCCGCGATGGTCAGCTCGATGACGAAGGAAGGCCGCGATGCGCACGGCGGTCGCGGCGTGCTCGGCATCTGGTTCTCTCCGTTCGCGCAGACCGCCTCGGACATCGAGAAGCGCGGGCTGATCGACACCTCGCTCAACCTCGCCACCACGCGCATCGTCCCCTACAAGGGCCAGTTCCAGAAGGTCGTGCGGGCGAACCCCGCGCTGTTCCGCGACAACCCGCAGTTCCGATGGGTCGCCGACGCGCTCGGCGTGAAGTCGTTCATCGAGGGCTCGACGCTGGACCGGCTCAAGAGCACGGTTGGCCTGTTGCCCGAATCGCACACGCACCGCATCCGCCAGATCCCGCGCAAGCAGCGCCGGGCCTATGACGAGCAGGTGCGGAAGAAGCCCATGCCGGGCGGCCCTGTCCGTCCGCCGGGGAGTCTGGGGAGCCTATGAGCGCACGCATCGAAGATCTCGAGCCGGAGACGCGGCGGATGTGCCAGAACTTCCTCGACGCCGCGGCGCAGGCCGGCCACAGCATCCGGGTCACGCACACGCTGCGGACGATGGACGAGCAGGCGAAGCTCTACGCGCAGGGGCGCACGCTGCCGGGGCCGCAGGTGACGAAGGCGAAGCCGGGGCAGAGTCCGCACAACTACGGCATGGCGTTCGACATCTGCTTCGACGGCAAAGCGCCGTACCCGCCCGAGAGCGACCCGCGGTGGGCTGCGCTCGGGAAGATCGGGAAGCTGTTCGGGCTGGCGTGGGGCGGGGAGTTCAAGAGCATCATGGACCGGCCGCACTTCGAGCGACCGGACTGGAAGAAGGCGAGGGGCGCGTGAACGATCCGAAGCTGTGGTTCACCGTGGGGTTCTTCGTTCTCGCGTTCGTCGGCCAGAACCAGCTCTATAACTACCGCGTCACCAAGCTCGAGGAAGGCATGAAGTCCCTGTTCACCTGGAAGGATGAACACGTCATCGACTACACGAAGCACAAGGCCAGGTGCCCGGCTTCGCGGAACGACAGGGAGGACGACTAGGATGCTGACGGAGAAGGAGCGCAAGCGGTTGTTCGTGGGGAACATGCTGGTTACTCTCATGTGGCTCTGTGCCGCCGCGATTGCGGTGGCCGCAGCCATCTCTCGCTGAGGAGGACTCATGGAAACCGGAACCATCGACAGCACTGCCGTCGCGCACGCGGCGCAGTCGCTCGCCGCCACGCTCTCGGGCTACATCACCACACACCTGTTCCCCGGGCTCGACCCGCAGCTCGCGCAGTCGCTGTCCGCCGGCATCGCCGCGGGGCTCGGCACGCTGGCCGCCGTGGTGTGGGGTGCCGGAGTCGGCTTCATGCACCAGTCCTCGACCATCGAGGGGCAGGACCGCATCCGCGAGTTCTGGACGAAGTACGGCCGCTGGATCAACGCCCTCGGCGCCGCCGTGGTCGCCGGGCTCGCCAGCCACAACATCATGGCCGCCGTGCTCCCGATCCTGCTCCACATGCCCGCCGGCATGGTGAATGGCTTCGCGCACGTCGCCGGCAAGACGACCCCTTCGGGCGTCCGTCGCGCCGGGCTGTCGGCACTGCTGCTCGGGCTCCTGCTCATCCCGCACCCGGCGTCCGCCGCCTCGACGCCGCTGCTCGAGAAGGTGGGCTGGAAGCCGTCCGACGGCCGCTACACGCTCGCCGCGGGCCTGACGGCGTACAGACTGGCTGACCAGGACGCGAGCCCCGCGGCGGCCGTCCTCGTGCGTCCGGGCCTCGTCCTGACCGACCACCTCAAGCTCGAGGTGGAGTACCGGCAGCCGCTCCTGCACTCCACGCAGGAGCGCACGCGCGGCGGCGGCACCGTCGGAATCTCGGCGCTGTGGATCTTCTGAAGAAAGGCACTTGACACCCGCCGGCAGCGGCCCTAGAGTACAGGGCGAAGGCGGGCTGAAGTACAACCGAGCGAAGCGAGCGTGGTAGTGCCTGTGGATTCGGAGACGGAGCGATAGCCCGCCTTGTCCCGATGAAGCGGGCGCTACCATTCTCGTTTCTGGAGGACGAGATGGACCTGCCTCTGCTGGAAGTGGTCGAGGTGCAGCCGTGCATCGCCGGGATGCGCTGGGGCGTTCGGCTGGTCGGCCACACCGGCTACATCGCGCTGTTCGGGATCAAGCGGATGGCCGACGACATCGCATCGGACATGAACCGCGTGCGGGTGCCGCTCGCGGAGACGGGGGTGGTGCTGTGAGTGCTTCGCTGAGTGTCGTGCAGCAGGGCGGGCTGGATGTCATCACGCCGGCCGACTTCGAGATGTACCGGACGATGGCGGCGTGGGCCTCGAAGTCGCAGCTCGTTCCCGAGCACTTCAAGGGCAAGCCTGAGGACTCGATGATCGCAATGCTCATGGGCCGCGAGATGGGCATTCCGCCCATGATCGCGCTCCAGAAGGGCTTCGTCGTCAAGGGTAAGTACGATGTCGAGGTGAAGGTCAAGGTGGGCGTGGCGCAGGCGCGCGTGCCCGACTTCGACTTCGAGATCGTCGAGCAGACCGAGACGAAGTGTGTCGTCAAGGGCGGGCGCGCCGGGAAGAACCAGCACACCGTCACGTACACGATCCAGGATGCCGAGAAGGCCGGGCTGCTCGAGGAGAAGCAGGGGAGGTATGGCAAGTACTTCGAGCACCCCGGCTACCACTCGAACCCGAAGGACCAGCTCATGTGGCGCGCGGTCGGGCGGCTGCTGAACCTGACCTGCGCCGGGGCGCTGTTCAACATCGTGCCGATGCTGGCGGCGTCCCTCGAGGATGAGCAGGTGGAGCACGAGCCCAGCGAGGCGACGGTGGTGGCAGGCGATTCCCCCCCGCCGCCCCCCGTCGCCGTCGCCCCGGCCGCTCCTGTGGTTCCCGCGGCCCCCGCGGCCGCGAGCGCACCGATCCCCGAGGACTGGCTCGGACGCTTCTGCGCCGCGCTGGCCGCGGGCGGTTGGTGTGGTGGGAAGCCGCCGGCCGACCACAAGAACGCGCGGGCGAAGTGGCTCAAGTCGAACGGCGACGAGATCGCGCGCGTGGCCTCGCTGTTCTACGACGAGCAGGATCCGAAGGAAGCCAAGGTCGAGCGGTTCATCTCGATTCCGCCGGGCGACTACGAGCGGCTGGCGTTGTGGCTCGAGCAGCGGAACGCGAAGCGCGTGGCGGGCGCCCAGGATGGCGCCGGGACGGAGCCCACCGCCACGCAGGAACCGTCCGCGGCCGAGGTGGTCGAGAACGAGGAAGCACCCCCGCCGGCAGAGCTGTTCGGAGATCCCGAACCCGAGCAGCCCGCGGCGGCCGAGCCGACGTTCGACTTCGCCGCGGCGCTCGGCACGCTCGAGGAGATGCGCTTCCGCACCAAGGGTGCCCGGCGCTTCTACGAGAGCGTCGAGAAGAACGGGTCGATCCGCCACGCGCTGATCGACGAGGAGTTGCTGGTCAGGTTGGGCTACACGAAGCAGGTCGAGGGCAAGGTGGTTCCGGTGTCACAGTGGCTGGACCGCATCGCGCAGAGCAGCGGCGAGTTCATGGCCCTGACGCGCGCGCTGCTGGAGATCAAGGACAGAGTGTAGCGGAGTTCTGGGCGGGCGCCGGCCTCGGGCGGTAAGGATGGGGCTGTCCCGGGGCGGCCCGCCCGGTCAACGGACTGGAGGAGTCACATGAACGTGGAAGTGGAAGTGGTCGAGGTCACGGCAGCCGCAACGATCCAGCGCCACGACAAGATCCTCGCGGCGAGTCAGGTGGCAGCATCGGTCGCGGTGAACCCGAAGATCGAGACGGCGCTCGACCTGGAGGTGTGGGCCGGGAACCGCGCGACGATCAAGGCGGGGCTGAAGGCGTTCGAGGACGGGCTGAAAGAGGCGTTCGCCAAGGTCAAGGCGCTCGAGAAGAAGATCCGCGGCGAGTGCGCGCCGATGCAGAACCAGCTCGCCTCCATCGTCCAGCACATGGACCAGCAGGAGCTGGCGTTCCGCCGCGCCGAGGATCGCCGGCTGGCCGCCGAGGCCGCCGAGCGCGACCGGCTGGCGAAGATCGCCGCCGAGGCCGCCAAGCAGGAGGAGGAGATGTTCGGCGAGGACGCCCCTCCGGCCCCCCAGGTCATGGCATCCGAAGCCCCGAAGAAGATCGTGCATGGCGCTGGCGGGGCGACGTGGGTGACGAAGAAGCCCGCGTGCGAGATGGCCGACGCGCTCGAGGTGGCGAAGCACTGGCCGCACCTGCTCAAGCTCGATGAGGCCGTCGCGCTGCGCGAGTTCAAGGTCATGCAGGGGCGCGGGCAGGTGGAGGAGCCGTCCGAGGAGGGTGTCGTATACTGCGGCATCCGCTTCAAGACCATCAAGGGCATCGCCGGAGGTCGGCGATGAGCCTGCTCGAGTTCATCGTCATGATGATGAAGGTGCAGTTGCTGTCGATGCTCGGGTTCGTCGTGGCGTTCGTCTTGTCGTTCGTCGTGTACTACAACGTGAAGAAGCGCAACCGCGGAGGAAACTGATGTCGGCGACGTGGTTCAGCACCTCGAAGAAGAAGGCGATTCCGCTGCACGAGATGGCCGTCCCGCACCTGCTCAACGCCTACCGGAAGTTCAAGGCCGGCGAAGCCTACGACGAGAACGGCGACGTGCTCGGCGAGCAGGCGATGGACGCGCTCAAGGATGCGTTCGAGACGGAGTTCGCGCGGCGCGAGATCGACCCCGACGGCGGGCCGGCGGAGGAGTAGTGGGCGCGCACCCGAGCGGGAAGAAAACCGAGTACGGCGGGGTCATCTACGACTCGCCGGATGAGGCCAGGTTCGCGCAGGATCTGGACGCAAGGCGGCTGGCCGGCGAGGTGTTCGGGTGGACATACCACCCGCCACCGATGCCGCTGGTCGTGAACGGGCACCTGATCGCGCGGTGGCACCCGGACTTCGTGTACATCAAGACGGGCACCGTCGAGCCGATCTACGTGGAGGTGAAGGGTCGATGGAAGGCCGAGAGCAAGCTCAAGATGAAGCTGTTCCGAGCACTGTACCCGTACCACCGGCTCGAGATCGCGGGCACGCCGATGGACGGGCGGACGAAGGAAGCGAGGGCGCAGAAGTCTGCCAGGATTGCGGCGAGGCTGGCCGTGCGCGCGGAGCGAGCTGCGAAACGCTCTGCGATAGCTGCTACGAGGCGAGCTGCCGCGCCACGCAAGCCGCGGAGGACCGAGCATGGCTCGACCGAGTAGAGGCGTGAAGTTCGCGCCGAGGAACGTGGTGGTTCCGATCACGCCCGGGCGGACCACTACGCAGGAGGAAACGCGATGAAGAAGGCGACCAAGAAGGCCGCGCCGACGCCCGCCAAGGTGCTCGTGCTGCGCTCGACAAAGGCGGACGGCAAGGCGCACGGAGACTTTCAGCACCCGTTGACCGTGGGCGAGCGCGTCACCGCGCCCGACTGGAACGCGAAGCCGGTGTGCGGAGGCGGCATCCACGGGCTGCTGTGGGGCGAGGGCTCGACCAACCTGCTGTGCTGGGACATGGATGCGTGGTGGCAGGTGTACGAGTGCGACGCGGCGGACGTGGTGGAGATCGAGGGCGAGGATGTGAAGTGCAAGTTCCGCACGGGCGTACTCGTTTTCTGCGCGCAGCACATGGCTCCGGGATACCCGCTCGCGCTCGCGTACATCTCGGCCAACGACACGCGCAAGAAGGACGGCAACTCCTCGACGGACGCGAGCAGCGGCAACTCCTCGACGGCCGCGAGCAGCGGCGACTACTCGACGGCCGCGAGCAGCGGCGACTACTCGACGGCCGCGAGCAGCGGCGACTACTCGACGGCCAGCGCGTCCGGGAAGAATACGTGCGCGATGGTCGCGGGATTCAATGGAGCGGCGAAGTGCGGGACTAACGGGGCGCTCGCGCTCGCGTGGTGGGACAAGAAGGCCAAGCGCGTGCGTATCGCGGTGGGATGCGCGGGGGAAGATGGGATCGAGGCGGATACCTGGTACGTGGTCCGCGATGGCGCGCTGGTTCGGAGGGACGCGTGATGACCAAGCCCGAACTGGACGCCGCCGCGCTGGACGCTTTCGCCGCTCGCCCCGACGAAGGCGACGTGCGCCCCGTGATCGCTCAAGCGCGCCTCGCGCTGTCGCAGGCCGAGCGCATCGCGGAGTTGGAGTCCGAGCTTGCGGAGACTCGCGCGAATCAGGCCGTCCCGCTGGCCGACATGCGCGCGTTGCAGGCCCACGCCAACGCGCTGCGCAATGCGCTGGAATCTGCGCCCATCCTGACGCGTGAACCGGGCGAGTACGGACGCCCGTGGCTTCCGACCGACCACGTTGGGACCACGTTCGAGCATTGGGACGGCTGGTACCGGAAGCGCAACGCCGCCCTCGCCCAGACACCCGCGCAGTCGCTCGCCGCGCACGACGCGGCGGTGCTGGAGCGGGCTGCCAAGGCGTGCGAGGCGCGCAAGGCTGACTGCGGAGCGGCCACCGGCGCGCTGTCTCGTGGCCCGGACGATCACTGCTGCACATGTGACAAGTGCGAGCGGTGCTACGAGGACGACGAATGTGCCGCCGCTATCCGCGCCCTCGCGGCGCAGGCGCAGGAGGTGAAGCCGTGAGCAAGCTCCCGCATGGGGCGTGCAACCGCACGATTGCAGAACTCCGCGCGGCCCTCGCAGCCGCCGAGGCCACTCGCTCCCTGCTGGAACTCGACTGCAAGAAGTACGCGGCCCGCGCAATGGCCGCCGAGACCAAGCTGGCCGACGAGCGCAAGCACGCGCTGGTGACACTTCACGCGCTCGCTGGATGCGTCGAGTGGATGGGCGAGGACGGCTGCGACTGCGGTTCCGACGACCCGCGCTGCGCCCTATGTGAAGCGCAGGCCATCATCGAGAAGTGCACCGTCCGCCGCGCTGCGGAAGCCCGATGACCGACCGCGACCTGACGCCCGAGGAAGCCCGCGCCGAGGTCGCGGCGTTCATGGGGCCGCGATGGGACTGTGGCGCGTTGATTGTCGGAGCGTCCACGCGACTCGTTATCGCAAGCCGCGAAGCGGGTCGCGGTGCTTCCGTCGAGGGACGTGGCCCCACCTACCGCGCAGCCGTCTCCGCGCTCAAGCAGGCGTGGCGCGATGCGGTCAGGCCGTGGATGGAGGCGGCCATCGACGCGAAGCTCGACACGGCGGACGTGGACGGCTACGCGCCCAACGAGCGGGTCATCGCCCGCGTTCTCGGCGAGGACTCCAATGGCTGACGTGCCCGTGACCAACGCCGACCGCGCCATCATTGATGACGTGATGTGCGGCCAGAAGATGCTGCGGTCCATTGAGCAGGGAGAGGGGGCCGCCAAGTGATCCTGCTCGGCGCCGTGCTCGCGTTCACGCTGCCCGCGTTCGACCGCCAAGGCTGCGGCGCAGGCCCCTCGCGCATCGTCGCGGACTCGCTGGACTGGACGCTCTACGCGCGCGTGCAGTCGCCCGCGTGGATCGCCATGTCGCCCGCCATGCTAGCCGATCCGAGCGTCTACAACGCGCTCTGGCCCGTCTGCCGATCCGAGGCGGAACCGTTCGTCGTCGCAAGGGGGCGCGGGATTCCTGGTGCGCGCGTGACCGTCACGCCGCCGCTGGTGCTCGCGCCCGTGAAGTGGTTCAGCGTCACGTCAACCAACGCGGCTGGCGAGAGCTGCCAGAGCAATGTCGTGGAGGGGAAGTGAGCAAGGACGCGCACGGGAACGCCTCGTGCGTGAGCGACTACTACGGGAGGTGAGTGGTGAGGCGATTTGGAGATGTTCCCGTGTGGGGTGAGCCGGTAGACGACGGGGCCCTTGAGCAGATCGTCAGGGTAAGCGCGAACGAGCATTGCGTCGGGTCCGCGATGATGGCCGACCATCACCTCGGCTACGCGGTTCCCATCGGCGGAGTGGTGGCCTATCGGGACGCCATCAGCCCGTCCGGCGTCGGCTACGATATCGCGTGCGGCAATAAGGCCGTTCGGCTGGACGTGCCCGCGACTGAAGTCCGCGCCAACATCGAAACCATCATGGATGACATCGAGCGCCGCATCTCGTTTGGCATGGGCCGCAACAACGACACGCCCGTGGATCACCCGATGTTCGACAAGGCGCACCCCGGCTGGAAACACCCGGCTGTGTTCCATCTCAAGCAGATGGCCGCGAACCAGCTTGGTACCGTGGGGTCCGGCAATCACTACGTTGACGTGTTCGTGGACACGGACGAACAGGTATGGGTCGGCGTCCACTTCGGCTCGCGCGGATTCGGGCACAAGACGGCGACGTGGTTCCTGCGCGAGGGCGGCGCGGTGGACTCCATCCACGCGGACGCGCTGGTGCTGCCGCTTTCGAGCGCGCTCGGGCAGGAGTACGTCGAGTGCATGAGGCTAGCCGGGGAGTACGCCTACGCGGGGCGGGACTGGGTGTGCGCGGAAGTCGCCTCGATCATCGGCGCACCCGTGGTGGAGGAGGTCCACAACCATCACAACTTCGCTTGGCAGGAGACGCACGGTGGCGAGTCACTGTGGGTCGTTCGCAAGGGCGCGACCCCGGCATTCCCAAGACAGCGCGGATTCATCGGCGGTTCGATGGGCGAGAACGCGGTGCTGGTGGAGGGCGTTGAGCATCCCGACTCGGCGCTGTCGTTCTACTCTACCGTTCATGGGGCTGGCCGCGCCATGTCGCGCACGGCCGCGAAGGGCAAGACCAACCGCAAGACGGGCGAGGTCATCACCCCAGGAATCGTTACGCAGGAGGCCATGAGCGAATGGCTCGCGCGTGCTGGTGTGACGCTGCGCGGTGCCGATCTGGATGAAGCGCCGCAGGCATACAAGCGGCTCCCGGAAGTGCTCTCGCACCATGCGGACACCATCAAGATCACGCACATCCTTCGGCCCATCGGCGTAGCGATGGCTGGCCGTCACATCGTTGACCCATTCAAAGACTGACCAGCGCGGGCGACCGCGCGCAACGGGAGGTAGCCATGGCAGAGCCGCAGTGGGAGCCGAGCGCGGAGCAGGTGGAGGAGCTGCACGCACGTTGGCGCGGGATGGGCTACGAGGACATCAAGCGCGACTGCCTCCGTCGCCAGCACGAGCGGGAGGCGGGGCTGCTGGACGCGATGGACGAGGCGCGCGACGCATTTCTGTCGGACGGAGAGGGCTTCCGAGCGCAACAAATCCTCAAGCACGCCCTCGCCGCGCACGCCAAGCTCGACGCGCCCAAGGTGCCGACGCTGCACGTTGCCGCGCGCGAGATGGTCGAAGCACTGGAAGCCGGACACTGGACCGACCCGACTGCCGGGCTCATCGCCACGAAGGCGCTCGCCCTCAAGGCCGCCGTCGAGCGGGAGGACGCGAAGTGAGTGCCAGGGGCGCGCGCGGAGGAGCTGGTGCGGCAATCAGCGAAATGGCGAAGCTGTTCCCGCGCGCCCCGTTCGGAGTGTTCGCCGGCAGGCAGGGCCAGGTGGCGTTCGTCGGAGTGGTCACGGCGACCAAGCGGTGCCTGCGCTTCACGGGCTCGACGTTCAACGCGGCGCTGCTGTCGGCCCGGCGCTGGCGCGACGACGAGCGCAACGGCTGGCGCATGGCAGAGCACGGGCTGACGGGAGAGGGATCGTGACCGACAAGGAACAGGCGTGGGCCGACATCGACGGGCCGGCTCCGAAGTGCGATGCGTGCGGCGAGCGCATCTACAAGAACGCGGCGAACCGCCCGTTCCAGTTCACCGCACTCGCACGCGCGGGATACATGCATGTGGTGTGCGAGGGGTGTGCAGACGAGATGAGCGCCGTGGACTTCGGCAGGGTGTCGCGCCTGCTGAACCAGATCGTGAAGCGGGTGCTGCCATGAGCAAGCCGGAGCCGATCAACGACCAGCTCGACGCCTTCGGCGGGCCGCCGCCGCGCTTCGTGGCGCACCCGGTCATGGGCTACGCCGCGCGCCCAGGTGGCGGGCCGGCGCGCGAGAAGTGCAAGACGTGCGCGTGCCTGACCGCGAACCACTACAACGGCAAGACGTACTACAAGTGCGCGCTCGTGAAGAACACGCGCGGGCCGGGGAGCGACATTCGCCTGCGCTCGCCGGCGTGCATCCAGTGGAGGCCCAAGCCGTGAGCGTCGTGCCGCAGCCGAGGTGCCGGATCTCCACGCACGTCAAGGTCGGCGACCGCGTGCTCGCCTACGCCGAGGGCCGTGAGGCCGAACGCCTCGAGCTCGAGCGTACCCCGCCGTGGTGGATCGAGTGCTCCCCACTGCTCCGCAAGGACTACATGCGAGGCCGGCGCGATGCGCGTGCTCGTGGCGTGTGAGTTCTCGGGGACCGTGAGGGACGCCTTCATCGCCCGCGGGCATGAGGCCGTGAGCTGCGACCTCCTGCCGACCGAGGCGCCGGGGCCGCACATCGTCGGGGACGTGCTCGGAGTGATAGGGGGGGGGTGGGACTTGATGATCGCGCATCCGCCGTGCACCTATCTCGCCTTGTCCGGGCTGCACTGGAACAACCGGGTGCCGGGGCGCCGTGAGAAAACCGAGGCGGCGCTTGCGTTCGTGCGCGCGCTGCTCGCCGCGCCTATCCCGCGCATCGCCCTGGAGAATCCCGTCGGCGCCGTCTCGCGGGCCGTGAGGAAACCCGACCAGCTCATCCAGCCGTGGCAGTTCGGCCACGACGCGAGCAAACTGACGTGCTTGTGGCTGAAGAACCTGCCGCGCCTGGTGCCCACCAAGATCGTGCCGCCGCCCGCACGGCAGGCGAACGGATGCCCGCGCTACAGCAACCAGACCGTGAGCGGGCAGAACCGGCTGGCGCCGAGCCCGGACCGCTGGAAGCTGCGGAGCCTGACGTACCCAGGTATTGCGGCGGCCTTCGCGGATCAGTGGGGGCGCGAGGCGGAAGGCAGGAGCCCCGCCGATGCTCTGGCGGGGCCGTTGTTCGGGGGCTGGTAGCGGAGTCGGTGCTACGCGGATTCTTCGGGGCTTGGCCGGCGCCCGGGGGTGGGGTGTTGCTCTCCTACAGCAGTGCGCGGAGCGCCACGAGGCCGACGCACGCCGCGATGAGCGCGGCGGCGGTCAGCAACCTGGCGGCCAGCGTGGGCGAGTTCTCGCGGCGGTGGCACGGGTGCGCGGCGACGGTGATGGACGGGCGCGAGCTGATCGCGGCCAGCTCGTAGCCTCGGCCGCACCGGCGCTGCCAGAGCTGGGGCCGGATCA